AACACTACTACATCTCTTGGAAACAGTGCTGATTACTACGGTAAAATCACTGTTACTGACCTCGACCTTGCTTAAACCGTAAGGAAAAGTAGTAAAATACAAAAAACCCAGCTTAGCTGGGTTTTTTTATGCGTTGACCTAAATCATTAAATGGTGTATAATATGGGTTTAATTATGATTATATGGATATATTATGACCCTTGATAATATTATAATTGGTGACCTTGTTGAAGGGTTAACAGAATCACAGCTTGGGATTTCACAGAATGAAGATACTATTCGTTTAACATTTGATGATGTGAGGAATGATAATGGTGATGTATTCCTCCCTCATGTTTTAAAAACTGTTGGGTTATTCAAATCAACTGGTGAAATTCGTAGGATTAATGATCAACGATTAAAGAGCGATAAGTTTAAAAATGACCCAGATCAAAATTTATGGCGAAAATTAGACCGTCCTGAAGTTACTCGTTTTAAAATTGGAAAGAATATTTTCTGGGTTTTTGTTGGAGATATAAAGGTAGCCGTATAAATATATAAAACTACGACTGACTGGGTAATATGAAAAAGATAACATTCAAAGAGTATTTGCAATCAAAAGAGAAGTTGCTTCAAGCATTGGCTGAATCTCCAGTTCATTTTGCAACATATTCTGTTAATAAGTATTGTAAAATTCCCGTAGGTGAAAATAAAGCAACTAAAGAATATATTGCTTTAAAACCAAAACATAAAGTAATTGTAGAATGGAAATATGAAGATATTGACAACCCAGATATAATATCAATACGATTTGAAAATGTAAAAGAAGATACAGCCAAAGAATTGTATGAAATGTTTTGGACAGGACAACGCCTACAAAAATGGCTAACAACAAATACAAGGGAAGAATCATGAGCAAACTGTTACATGAAGTAAATCAAGAGAGTGAAGAATTACGTATTATAATGGAACAAGTTGAACAGTTCATAGAACAAGTTCCAACATTATTAGAAGACGCAGAAGAATTACTTGGACAAGTATCTGCTGCGCTTAAAGGTGGAAAAAGTTTAGCTAATAACCCAACGATCGGTAAAGTACTTGCAGGGTTGAAGGTTCTTATTGACCCAACCACCCGTAAACAACTTGCACCAGAAATTAAAGATATAGATAATAGATTTACTATTAAAGATGTTATAATGAAAGCCGGTCCAGACAAAGCAGCAAATCAAGTATTATCCCGCATCGCAACTACTTGGGCTCAATCAGAAGTAACTAAATTTGAAAATATGCTCAAAGCTATTGAAGAAGATCCTAAGAAAAAAGAAGCATTTATTCAACACCTTGATAAGATGCGGTTAGATTATTCACGACTTAAAGGTTTGATTAAAAAACCCGTTTAAATACAAACTTCCGATAAATACCTGTTAGACAAATATGGAGAAAAATAGTATGTCATTCACATTTAAAGATTACTTAATTGAAGATGTCAAAAAAGGCAAAAAGAAAGATAAAAAGAAAGATAAAAAGAAAGGCAAAGAAAAGGAAGAAGTGAAATTTTTCAATCCTCAGCGCTTTGTTCCTAAGATGGAAAAAGTACTGGATCAGTTGATTAAGAAATCAGCAATGGAAGGAGAAATGGCAAATGAATTGATCATTCTTGAAATGATTTCTATCTTTAAAGAAGTGTTATCTTCTCGTCTTGAACCATATAAAGATCCGAGCTATGCAGAACGTAAGAATGAAGATACGGTCGCAACAATGGGAACGATCAAAGAAGAAATCCTTGACGTATTAAGAACACATTTTTCTGAACCAGAAATGCGCTCTGCAAATAACACATTTATGACATTGATTGTTGATCCGATTATATCAGAGATTGTTCGTGTTACTCCTGCACAAGTTGTTCACTTACTTGATACATCTCGGTTTGATCATAAAGCGAAAGATGCATTTGGTCACTTAGCGCGTTATATTGTCAACTCTGTAATTATCCCTAATGCAGAAGATGCACAAGTAGCACAAAAAGTCCTTATAAAATGGGGCGCAGATGCTCGTAGAAAACAACGTAAAGAAAGAAAACTCACAAAAGCACAGCGGTTAGCAGTAATCCGTAATGCTGTTGAAAAAGTTCAAGGTGAAGCTGAATAACAAATATTAGCATTACACCAATTTGGTACTATGATAAGGCTGGCTAACCCCCAGCCTTTTCTTTTGCTCACATAAATACTCCTAAATCACATAGGAGTGAATTATGGCAACGTTTGATTCATACGCCGATAGTCCCTTTCAGATACGCACAGAAGGACAAGAAATATCAATAAAGTTCACACGAACAGGCCCAACAACTGGCCGTATTTCGTGGAACATCCCTACGCCCGCACAAGGTTGCTCATCAGATAATCAAGCATATGATGGAATTGTCATTACGCTTGATAGCACCCACACGTCACCAGATAAAAGCCCAGTAAATGAAACAATTTATACAGCAGATCCAACTGGTGATGCTAACTTACATGCTGGTGATAAAATCGGAACATCATTAGTAGTTGGTGCTTTCTATGATGATAAAACAACGACCTTTTTTGACGTAACAGGATTATCTGAAGATATCCCAGTATTCGTCTCTGGATACGCAGTAGATAAAGTTTATCGCTACCACGCTGAAGGCGTTCACGCATATTCATTAGATTATAAAGGTGGAAATGAAGTTCTTCCGAAAGCTGCTTACCAGGATGTAAAATTAGGTGTAGCAGGTTCAGCGTTAACAGGACTATCATTAAACACTGATTATGACTTCTTAATTACTGTTGATGGTATTGACCACACTATTTCTGTTAATGGAAATGATGCGGGAACATATGATCAGCTTATCGCCGCAATTAAGATAGAGTTAAGCAAAATACAAAATCCAACTCAAGGTCCAGTTGCTCCAAATACAGATGCATACTACTGGAATGCTGCTGAAGAACTATTATATAAATGGGATGGTGTCCAACACATACTAACAGATGTCATTGTTGAAGATACTGCTCCCAACTCACCAACAGTTGGTGACTACTGGTACAGTTCACTAACTATGGTTCTTTCCCAATGGGCTGGATCTCCAGGTGCTTGGGCAACTCAAACATTTATTAGTTACAGTCAAGATCCAACATCTTTAGATGGAAATGATTATTGGTTTAATGGAACGGATTCATTTATTTGGGATGGAAATACTTGGTGCTCAAAAACAACTTGGAATCAATCAACCGATCCAGCATTACCTGTATATCCTTCTTTTGGTACTTACTGGTATGACACTGTAAATCTTTTCCTTAACAAATGGAATGATCAAACAAATAGTTGGGATACAACAAACGCCATTTATTGGAATGTAGATCCAAACACATTAACAATAAACACTTACTGGTTTGATGAAACCAACAATATTCTTAAACAATGGAATGGTGCAAGTTGGAATAACTTAACAGCTACTATAAGTTCAACGGAACCTACTTTACCTGCTCCGAACCAGTATTGGTATAACGACACAACAGAAGAATTAAAACAGCGAGATCCTGCTAATACATTATGGACAGATCTTACTGTACTTGCTCTTCCTGATGATCCAACCATACGTGAAACGTGTGATCTATGGTGGAATTCAATCAGTGATAATTTATATGTTTGGGACACTACAACATCTACTTGGGATTTAGTTTCCACCTTCTTACAACAAACAACTGATCCAGCAGCAGCTCCTGTATTAACAACAGAAGACGTTTGGTATCATTCTACAAATAAAACATTAAGTCGTTGGGATGGTTCAATGTGGGTTGTTGTCACCTTTATTAATTATGCTACAGACCCAACTATCATTGCTATTGGTGATGTGTGGTTTGATACTACAAATAATGTTTGGAATGAATGGTCTGGCTCTCCAGGTGAGTGGGTAGCATTTGATCCAACAGAAGCGACTGCAGATCCAGCTATACCTGTAATGGGAGTACTTTGGTTTGATAGAACAAACACACTTCTTAAACAATGGAGTGGTACTGCTTGGTCATCAATAACATTTACAACAATACCACTTACACCTGCAATCGGAACATTGTGGTTTGATACTACAAATAACGTATTAAAAGAATGGACTGGTACTGATTGGGCAACATCAACATTAGATGTTATTCTAACATTAACAACAGCCGGTGATTTAAGATTTACAAGTAATACAACAGGTACAACTTCATCAATATCTTTAATTGATGGAATATTATTCTCTTCATTAGCTCCGGTAGGAGTATTACAAACTGTAGTCCTTGGAACAGATGGTGTTGAACCATTACCAATGTATCAACAGATTGGAATAGGGGATGATGGTACTCCTGACGAAAGACGGGAATTGATTGATAGTATCCGTCAACAATTAGGCCACCCAGTAGTTGAAGTGGAACTAACAAAATACCAATTTGATACAGCAGTTACAGCAGCACTTGAATCATTACGTAAGAGAAGTTCAGCAGCATATACGCGTGCATTCTTCTTTGTGGATGTTCCTGCTGGACAACAATCCATATTGCTAACAAATAAAACTGTTGGATTTAATAAAATTGTAACAGTGATGGGTGCTAATCGTGTTACATCAGCATTCTTAACAACTGCATTTGGTTCTGGAGTATATGGACAAATAGCATTACAACACCTATATAGTATGGGTACGTTTGATTTACTTAGCTTCCATTTAATTAGTCAATATATTGAACAGATGGAACATTTATTTGCAACACGTTTAGTGTACCAATGGAATGAACATACTCGTTTATTAAACTTTTATCAAACATTTGGTGTTGGTGAAAGAATATTACTTGATGCAACAGTTGAAAGAACAGAACAAGAATTGTTAACTGACCGTTGGACTAAGTCTTGGATTGAAAAATATGCTTCTGCACAAGCAAGATTAATGCTTGCTGAAATTCGTGGTAAGTATGTTTCACTTCCAGGTGCTGGTGGTGGTGTATCACTTAATGCTGGTGAACTTATTACACGAGCAGAATCAGATATGGCTGAATGTTATGATCAACTTGATAACTTCGTAGTTAATTCTGTTGAAGATTATGGAATTGGAACAACATTTGTTATAGGATAATATTATGAAAGTACTAGAAATTTTAAAAGAATCAAATGATAGAGAAGAACGGAATAAAAAGATATTACAAGCTGGTAATGCAATTGCGGAAACTATTATTAAAGCTGGTAAAGGAGTCTCTTCTGCCAAAGCATCAAAGAGTATTGTTGAAGATAATATGCGTGAAATATTTTCTTGGGCTCACGAAGTATTACAAAATAAGGGTTGGAGTCTTGATTTGATAACTGATCCAGAAGAAAATTTCAATGATGAGTAAGGTAATATTATGTCATTATTAAAAGAACTAAATGAAATGCCTGATGATATTGGGTATGCATATGCTGATGCTGGCAACCCAGAAGAATATTCACCAGAGAATGAAGAAGAAGGTGCTGGTTTTCAAACTAATATAGAACAAGATACTATTGAGAATGATAACTACAGAAAGGTATTGTTTACAACAGATAGAACTCAACTTGTATTAATGAGTCTTAATCCTGGAGAAGAGATTGGTGAAGAAACTCACGAAGGTGATCAGTTCTTCCGTTTTGAAGCAGGTGAAGGCACAATGGTTATTGATGGAAAAGAAACAAACGTAACTGATGGGTCTGCTGTAGTAGTTCCTGAAGGAGCTTTGCATAATGTTATTAATACTTCAGAAACTGAAGACTTAAAATTGTATGCGGTATATTCACCACCACAACATAAAGATGGACAGGTGGATCAAATAAAATTGGAGACAGAAGATGAAATTGAATAGTATTATTAGTGAAACTGTAATGTCAGATCTTAAACGAAAAATGCAAGGAAAAGTTTCTGGCAAACAACAAATCAAGAGAATAGCTCTTTCAGCTCTTCAATCTATGGTTGATGGTATAAAGGAAATGGATAAACATTTAGATGATCCTAAAGAATTTCAGAGCTTTATAGTATCACAACGAAAAGAATTAATTAAAGCAATAAAAATAATAAAGGCTGTAGAAGATTAATAGGAAACATTAATGAGTTGTAAAGAAAATCCAGACGGTACTAAATGTCCTGAAACATCAGATAAGTCTTGTAGTCCATTTCAGTTAACACAGAATAACGACTCTTGTTTTATTGACTCTGTTGTAGAAGAATCTCTCAACATTGGTGGAGCGGATGTCCACGTCTTCAAATTACTTGGAATCCACGAACAAGGACAATTAATTGATCTTATTGGAAATGGTATTGCATTATCAGGTGGAGATGCTACAGGATTTCCAGCCAGCAATGCGTTTGATGTATTTGTTACTGAATGGCGATCTTCTCAAGTAGGAAACGATGTACCATCATCAGCTTATATTGGATATGATTTCGGTGAAATAAAATTAGATAATGATCGTTTACGATATGGTGTTGAAACTTTTATAA